GCATGACACCAGCCTCACCATTGTGGTAAGCCGATTCATAGTTGATGTTCTGTGCGGAAAGGGAAGTGTCGTTCTCTAGCAGGAATCGTTTGGTCATGTCCTCTAGTACCTTCATGCCATCGTCCGATGCAAAGCAGCGATTGTAAGCCTTGGCTAACTCCGCTTGCCTTTCTCTAATCGCACCTTGGGCTTCCCTCGCCTGATCCTCGTTAACTTCTAAATCATCCCAACTCATTGCACCGCCTGTAGTTGTGGGGGTTGTTCAGCTTCCATCTGCTTGGCCTCTGCTCCAGCTTGGATGATGCGCTCTTTCTCTGCGTCATCTCGTACTAATTCAGAACTCATGCCCGTCTTCTCTGCTACCCAAGTACCAAAGTCTTCTATCTTAAACGCCATCTGTACCTGATCAGGCCCAGCAGTAGCCAGAACAAACTCTACCGCTTGTTGTACCGATAGAATGTCTTCGGAGTCTTGCGCCCTTGCTAGTGGAGACGTGAACTTAACCTCGACATCTCTACCATCTAGCTCGATAGGGGTGATTAAACCTCTACGGATTAGGATAGATACCACTCGCTTGAGTACAGGTATCAGCACTTCGGTCTGTAGCCGTCCGAATGCGGAGCCTATGCGCTTTGCTAGCTCTCTGGATTCGATAGCAATCTCTGTGGCAGTCCTTACTGGCCCTGCTGGATCACGCAAGTCGTTAAACATGGCGATCTTGATGGAGTTTTGCAGCTCTACGATCTCGAATTGGGCTAGTGACAGGCTTGATGCTGTGTCTAGTCGCTGTATAGACGGATTATTGGTGTTGTTAGAACCAACTGGAATAACAATCCCTGGCGCTATAACCATATTGTAGGGGTTAGTGACCCCATCGTCGGTGGCAGTGTACATACCAGCGAGGTCTATCGCGGCCTTCTGCAATACAAACTCTTTCGCCTTGTTCAATGAGCGTACATCTGGCAGCGTTTGCATGGCTGGGCCTCTACCGCGCACTTCACCAGAGACTTTGGTGTACCGTCCAGTAACCCAAGGGGATGAATTACCGAAATCCTCTACCCATGAGAACCTTTCTTCCTGCTTAACCCATAGACAGCCATAGTATTTCTTGTCTTTCGGGTCATAGATCACGCCTTCTGATACTTCTACCTCGGTATCTGGCTTGTGATCGATCATGCTCTGGACGTTAGACGATGGTTGAAAGCCCTTCCACATTCGTTCTAGTAGTCTGGCCTTAACCTTGAACCGTCTCCAGTGCGTTTCGATGGTACCGTATGGCCCTTCCTCAAAAGCGATGCCCCGTTGGGGTATGCAGTTAAAGACAATCGGCATTGAATCGTCATCGGTCTCATCAATCTTCAGCGTAGCAGTACCGACCAATAAATCTAGCGCGGCCTCATAGAACTGAGTACCGAAATTAGAGCGATTGATATAGTCGAATACAATCTCTGACTGCTTCTCTAGGTTCTCTCTGATCTGCTTCTCGGTGACGTTATAGTCTCCGGTCTCTAGCATGTTGAGAATCTCGTTCGATGGGTTAAATGTGGCCCATCTAGCCCAGATCGGTGCTATGTTCTCTTGTAACTTACTAGCACCCTGCTGGATAGCAGTTAGAGACGTAGAATCAAAGATACGATCCATCTTCTTCTGGCCCTTATCTTGGGTCTCGAATAGATTCCGTTGAGGCAGGAAGTACTCGTACACGTCAGACAGTTGATCGTGCCACATAGCCTCGGCATTGAATGCTTTGTTCTCTCTACCTTTCAGGTCTTGGATCGAGCCAAGATGCGGGGGAAGTTTCATTATCTCACCTGACCAATTTGTGATAAGAATCCAGCGGCACCCGCTCTAGCTTTCGCCTTAGCAGCTAATCCGCCTAGCATGGATCGTCCAGCGCCACCAGCAGCGCCCTTTGCACCTCTAGCGCCAGTAGCAGCTTCAGCCCGACTACGGGGAGCGCCACCAAGTAGTGATGCACTGCCTAACTTTCCTCTGGCTAGCGCCTTGAATCGCTGTTCCTGTTCCTCTACTTCCTTATCTAGCGCCCGTTGTTGTCTCTGTCCGACTGCTAGTTCCTGTGCTGAAGGTTCAGGTGCCTTTGGTTTCTTCATGAATCCCATGATTTGCTCCCTATGTACTTGTATAGTTGATATGGTGTCCAGATAAACGGCCTGTTGATGCCTAGCAGTTGTTTAATGTGTCCGACACATGTGTTAAGCATGAATAAACCTTGATCTGACTCTACTGTATTCCATCTAAGTAATCGATCATTCCCAAGTTTATCATCGATTTCGTCAATTGTATAAACCTTAACCTCTGTAGTGCCTTTCTCGTACACGATCACTCGACCTCGGTCTATGGTCATCAGGTAGCAGTGGTTGATCTTTGGGTGTAGGAATCTAGTCCACCAATGATCTACGCCCTTTGTGAATGCTATATAGCTAGAAGACACTAAACCTGACCTCTGCCTGTCTCGGTTGCGGTCTATGGCCTGATATCATGGATTCCTGCCATCCCAGTGCGAGGGTTTGGAGTGCATCGGCCCCATGTGATGCCCAATCGTGCACAGGTGTATCACGGAATACGTTGCGTTTCTCGTCGAACTCTCGGTGGTATGATGCTATACAGTTTAGTCCGTGTTCGGCCTTGTCTTGATCGAACCAGAATCTAGGGAACATTCGACGTATTGCCTGTATACCTTCGGCCTTAGTGCGGGGTCGTTGTACTGTACGGAATGATATGCCCATCTCTCTGGCGACATCCTTCCTCGATCGGCCTGACGTAAGCTCTCTGACCTCGATGTCATGTGGTGCTAGATGTTGACCTAGCATGACTCCGTTGGTGGATGCGTATTGATTGAGCCATTGAATGTAATGCTCCATGCCCTTACCGTTGTTCTCGTAGTACCCAATCAAGCGGATCTCTTTGCCTATGGCTTGGAATAGCCAGATGCTCATTGCATCCGATATGCCTAGATCCCATGCAGTATGGACAGCTAGTGATGGTTCTATCGGTAGCCTAGTCACTCGGCCTTGCTCTTTGGCAGCTGCTATCTGATCAGCAAAGTATGCCCCTGCTATCTGTGCCTCGAATGAGCCATAGAATTCTTGCTGGATTAATGCCTCTTCCATGCCTTCGAGACGTTCTTGCTCGATGATGTCGGGGTTGATGACCGGAGTACCATCTGCCCGTTTGGTATCCTTGACTGTGAGATTCTGACAGAACCACTCATTACTCTTCTGTGCCATTTGATACAGGCTATGCCCGTGGTTCTTGCCTCTAGGCGTGTAGATGAAGACAGCCCATCCACCATTTTCCGCCAGTATCGGCCTGATATATCCCCATGCATTGGGATCACATAAGCTCCATTCATCGAAGACCACTCCGACAGGGTTTGATCCCACTAGATTGTTGTAATTGTCCGAGCCTGTTAGTTGCCATGTTGACCCGTTCACAAGCTCTATCACCATATCTTGAGATGATGTCCGCTTGCGTATCTGTTTCGGGAATACTTGCTCTAGGATGGGACGGCCTTCGCTGTCGATACCTGCCCATATGGCCTTGCGTGCTTGGGTCTGATGCGGGAATAGGTGCCAGTATGTACCGACACGCTTGAACATCTCTTTGGCTGTAAAGTTGAGCGTTGCTGAACCCTTACCAGCCCGACGATGCCATACACATACAGCCCTCTTCACGCCTGTATCCATAGCCCTGAAAAAGTCGACCTGATGCGGGCGAGGTTCCCACTGATACGGTATTTGAATCTCTGTCATATGCCCCCTGGATGCATATACAGTACTGGATGGATATCCAGGCTATGAGTTCTTGAAGTCTGCAACCTTAATCACTAGATCACCACCACCATCGCCTGATAATTCAATGGCTTTCACATCCCCTAGATACTTACCAATCAGCTTGAGCTTGATATCTGCCGCACTCTTCAATCGCTGCACCTGAGTACTATCCAATTCGTTATCAAGATCAGTTAGTTTTTTAGCAATATCAGTCACATGCTGGACATGACCCTGATTGCTTAACTGTTCCCGTAATGCTTCTTGACGTATAGCACGGTTCTTATTTGCTGCTGTTGTTGCCATTGTCTTTACCCTTACCAAAGATTCTATCGTAGCCTTCTGCATAGGCCGATTTTGAAGCAGAATTATACCTTCTAGCGTGTGACCCCTTCCCGCCGTGATCGAACTCAGGAAAGTGTCTATTGACTGTTTCTTTATCTAAACGATGTCTATTATCTGGCACGTTTTACCCTATATTTACCGGTATATGCTATTTAGTTCTAAAGTATATAACAAATCGGTATTAGACAATTTTTAATGTGGTGTTTATAGTTCATTCCGTACTAACGAATTATACATTAATCAGCAAGGAGTTACACCAATGTCAACACGAGCAACGTATCAATTTATCAGCGAATGGTCGGGCACCCACACGGCTTACATTCATCATGACGGATACCCGCTAGGGGCCGCGCACTACTTTTCAGACGGCGAAAAGACAATCTCTAATATCAACGCTTTTATTAGAGCAAACCATAATGCAGAGATGACAGCCTCGCATGAGATCCACGGCGATACTGAATACCGCTACACCGTCAAAAGTGGTCACTTAATCGCTCAAAAGCGCGT